AACTCTATCTACCTTGGTAGTGTCCTCTAAAGCTTGCTCCTTTAAGCTTTCAAGTCTGCTCTCTTCTTTCTTTTCAAAAAGGTTTAAAGTATAATCGAAGTTCTCAGCAATGAACTCTACGTCCTTACCTGCTAATACCTTTTTAACATACTTTGCACTTCTTTCATCAAGACCAGCTGTTTTCTGTTCAATTAGAAGATTTGCCTTAATTGTATTAAGTTCTTCCTCAACAACGGCCTTCTCTTGAAGGGCAGACTCAAGCTTTGTAGTAGCTTCATTTATTTGATTTTTGCCATCTAAAACAGCATCCTTAATGCTCTCTTTTTGTAGAGCGCTGTCAATAGCCAAATGGTTACGAATACCTTCAAGAACTTGAATAGCTTTCTTATTCTTTACAGCTTCTTTGATTTCTTCAGCAGGAATACTTTCCTGTAAGTATTCATCGAGATAAGAAGAAATAGATTCAACTAACTCGGTTTTAAAATTCTCAGCATCTTCTGTTAGTGCGGATTCATACTTCTTGATGACAGCTTTAAGCTTAGCAGTTCTGTCGACGTCAATCGCTTCAACGACTTTTTCTAATTTTTTTGTATGGTCAGAATCTAAAGCTTCTAAGAGCTTTTCTAATTTAGATGTGTAAAGCTCGTCTTGCTCTATTAAGGCCTTATCAACATGCAATTGTGTCTTTTCTTCTAAGCGCTTTTCAAACGCCGATTCAATTGCAGCAAGAGTTGATTCATCAATTGCCCCGTTAGTAGCTTCTTTTAGTATTTCAGAGATATTCATATTTAAAATAGGTTTATATTATTATTTATGATCTCACGCTTAATTTTCTTATCAACAGCACGAGATAAGTTCCCATGAGCCTTTTTGTAGTCCTTATCAATAATATTATTGATGAAGCTCTTAACTTCTTTTGTGACTTCTAGTGACTTGCTCATATCTTTATTTATAGGGATTTAATAAATTGCAACATATGCTCACGTAAAAAAGCATCTTTATTCTTAAGAGGCATTGTAGCAATTGTTTTTTCAAAATTATCATAAGCTTCTTCGAATTGACCGTACTTATTTACAACGTATTGCTTACTCTCCAGAATACCGTTAACAAACGCTTTCGGGAAAGACGGGTCAGCAACACAGTCAATAGCAACTAATTTAAAGTCTTTAACTCTATTAACGCCATCCTGACCTGATTCAGGGATAAGCTGACCAAGAGCTCTAGAGCTCATACCGACTCTAACCCCGTCGTTAATAAGGCTTCTAACAATCATACCTGTTGGAGTAGATAATACCTTACTCTTACCGTAGAAAACATTACCATCTTGCGACATTTCTGTAACTAAATGACATGCTCTCTCAAGATCAACATCAGCTGTAGTAGGGTGGTTTAATTCTCCCATAGCTCTACCTGTCTTTACCATAGATTCTTCGTAACGTTTGATCTCTCTTTGCATTTCTTCCAAAGGATATATGCGTTTATTACGATTAACACCCTCCGCCATCATATATGGCCCCTTAATATAGAAATTCTTTTGATCCTTAGAATTACCTTCCTCAACGATATATTCGAAAGCTTCTTTCGGTGCCGGTGTTTCAACTATAAGATTTAAACTCATATATTAATTATTTATTAGTATGGGAACAATTTCCTACTCTTTATTATATTCCCAGCTCTTTTTCTGTTATTATTAAAAACTTATAGCCTTTACGCTTAGACCACTCCTCTGCAGCTTTCCATTTAGCTTGATTTACAACCCATGTCTTTTGCTCATATAGAATAGTACGACGGTGTTTACCCTTTACGGTTGTAGGCTTAGCTACTTGCTTACTTGGCTTTATCTCGATTAAAAATTTTTGCTTATTACCGTTTCTATCTCTAAAGACGATAAAATTGTCTACAAAATATCTATGCACTTTACCGTCGATTGGACTCGTATATGGTATAATTATATTTTCACTTCCCCATGCGAGTATATTTTCATTGCAATCAGCCCATCTAAAAAATTTCAATTCCCAGCTTGATCTATATGTAGGAGAATCATTACCAATATATTTGTTCTTGTTTTTTGGTTTGAATATTCCTTGTCTAAACCTTTTATCTTTCTTCATACGTTATAAATATAGTTATGACATTTGAAGAGAAAATTATAAGCAATAGTAAGATTAGGCAGAGTAAATTAATGAGACCAGCTAAAATTGCTTGCGAAAAACCTGATACCGGGGTCACCATTAATAAGAAAGGCGCATATTATTTGATAAAAGACTCGGCGGAAATTACTGTTCAATATCTCGTACATCTTTGCTATGGTAGCTATACAGACGCTATTAAAGAATTAAAAGGAAAGTTTACGCAAAGTGAAATTATTGATTTTGTAGGCAGAAGTAAAGAAGAGAAATTTACTAATCAATTGTTAAGCATTATATTAGCTGATATAGGTTGTATTAGCCAAACGTTTGATGTACAGGATGAGACAGTAGAAGAATTAGATTTATCTATTAATGATGATGAGGACGATGTATACGGTGATTATGAGTCAGAACCTACACCTACTAAAAAGTCGACAAAAAAATCTTCTTCAGAAGAACCTATCGATATTAATGATGTTAGCGGTGTTATTCAAAAGCTAATTGAAGTATTTGCTGCTAAATAAGTTCACCTTCTCTGGTAGTCATTGCGACTCCTACATCGTTTGCTGATATAATCTTATGTATATTATATAGAGGCTCGTCTACCCCTGATAAATACGCTGCGCTTGTCCCAGTGAAGGAGGTATTAAGATAGTTATATCCGATTTCTTGGCTCATTTATCCGACAAAGAACATTGGCGGTTCTGCATCACCTAAACCTGGTGCGCCTTCGTATATAGCAGTTTCGAGTTTCTCCTTTTCAGCTAAGCCTTGAGTCATTAGATCTGTTGAATTTAAACTACCACCGCCGAATAGAGTTACATTACCGTATTTACCACGAATATTAGCAACAGCGATCTTAGTAAGTGCTAATGTATATTGATACACCCAGTGCTCTTTAATAATATCTCTTATAGGTCTTTCAACATAACAACTAACAACACCGTAAAATCTAACACCATCGCCTCTAGAATCAGGCTGCGGATACATTCTCATAGTTTGCGTTCTATCATCAAATGTATAGCTTCGTTTAGTAGCTAGAAGCTTCTCCCTCATTTCCATCCAATCCTTAAGGACGTACCAACTTACTAAGTCAAATCCATAATTACCCATTGCGTAACTGAAATATGTTTGCTGTGCAAGTGTCTGCTCGATTGTAAATAGAGTATTAATACCTGTAGTAGAACCTTCTTCGAAGTCTTGGACCGCAATAACTTTACGATAGTCCATTACGTCATAATCGAAGCTGTTTAAATATTTTTCCTTCTTACTTGTTGTTTTAGTACCTTGCCTGGTAAAGTTTTCTTGCTGACTAGGTATAAAATTATCAGATAGAGCAGCCCAAGTACCAGTTATTGACTTATAAACAGTTTCAGAAAATATCTGATTCTCGAAAATCCCACCTGAAAGTGGCGAAGAGAGCCCCGGCGTAAGTGAAAAGATCCCACCATCAATTGCACTAGTAGCTATATATAACGTTTCCGGCTCTGTCTTATAATTCGAAAAGTCCTCGCTCTCATTATTATACTCAACCTGTTGTGAAAAATTATCTGCATTCTGTAGTGAAAATAATTGGTCTAATCTTATACCATTATTCTTTTCATATAGCGCGCTATCAAATAAGAGATATTCTTGAGTATAACCAGCAAATTTTGCAAACATCTCACAAGCAATACTAATATTTTCATATAATGTATCGCGGTGAATCTCAACATTAATAAAAGGATACCCGAGAGATCGTAATACACGGTCACTTAATCTATCAAAATTATCAATCTTACTACTAAGATTTGTACTCTGAAAAGCAGAAATAGGAGTTATGTCGCATTTAGCCATTTAAAATATTTAATAACATTACTCGGATTTTGTGTATTATTTTAATTCAACTATATACATGCAATATAATATTTATTAATATAAATAATAATATGCCTTTCTATAACAAAAACAAATCTTATTCCTTTAACATGGATATTACTACTTCGCTAGTCGCTCTATCCTCGTTTACAGCGAGCGAAGTATTAATCATTAATAAGTCTGGTCAAGACGTATACATCTACGATAACGGCAGCGCAGCGGATGATAGAAGGTTATTATTGCAAGATTCTGAAAGTATCGTTCTAAGAGGTATAACTAACACTAGCGAAGTAAGTGCGAAGACAGCAGCTTTATCTGGCAAAGTTTATTTTAGGTCAGCTTACTTTAGTAATTTTAATCAATTCTAATGATTAAAGGTATACCAACTTTTAATAAGCTCTTTACTACAACCTCCGATGTGGTAATAAATTCTGTTGACCTATCTAAACCTATGTCAACGCTATGGGAGGAATACGGTACACCGAAAGTCGCATATAGTCTTAGAGATATTACAGGTCAAAATAAAGTAGCAGTTAGAGTTCGTAAGGGAGTATACGATGAAAATGATCCTCCTGCAGAGGGAGATTATGAAAAAGATTTTAGGGTTAGCGAGCTTACCGATGGTACTCTTGAAGAATGGGTAGGTTCAGGAGCCGGTTATGTCGAAACGTGGTATGATCAGGTAGGTAGTATATACCATGACCCACAGAACATTACTGGATTTTTGATGAGAGGTGTAACCAACCCGACTACACTCAACGGTGAATGGTATAAGAATGGCAGCAATCAAGGTAAACCAATATGGAAACACGAAGTTAATACCAATCTTAGAATAATTTGGAATGGTAGCCACTGGTTGATGCGAGTAGCAAGTGGGACAATTTATTTTAGATCTTCAGTTGATACCGATTACCCATTCCATAAAGATAATGTTTGGGTGGCAGAATCGGGCTCATATACAGGCACACCAACGTTTCATAGTTTTGATGGGGGATGGTATGATCCAACTGCTGGAGAAGGTGGTATGCTCACTCAAGATTCTGAAACCTTTCAACCGCTTATCGTATCAAACGGTACATATTTAGGTGAGATTGATTTTGACGATAACCCATCTGATGAAACGCGTGATAGGCTCAATTCGCATTTTACATTTAACTTAAACCCATCGCACGGAAATCATCTTTCTATATTCACCGTGGCTGCATTTGATAAAAATGCAGGAGAACTTGTTGATGGTAACCATAAAAATCAAGTCTTTCTCGTAAACCAAGCGCCACTCGAAGCGGGTGATATATTTCATCGAATGGTATTTGATAATACTGGAAAATATAAATTTACTTTAAACGATGGGTCTGACGAGGTGTCTATTGGAAGTGGGCCAGTAGATTATGGAGATAATTCATATCATGTTTTTAGTACTATAATATATAACGCTACCCCTACTGGGCCCAGAGCCAGGGGTGAGAATTATGTAGACGGCGGCGATTATAAAGATAGAAAAAATTTAAACAGTATACACTCAACGGTTGGAGAAGATACTCTCTACTCAGCGCCGGCAAATCCATTCTTGGGTAAAGTCAAGGAATTAATCATATACGAATCGAGCCAATATATATCTAGAAATAAGATTGAAGATAAAATAATAAGTTATTATCGCTAAACCGCTGGTTCCGGTGGTGCTTCTTCAGCAGGCGCTTCAGCTTCACCGGTACCCGCCTCGCCGGTATCCGCTGGCGCGCCACCGAACGCGGGCGGTTCACCAGGGGCAGCACCGCCCTCTACATCGCCACCTTCAGCAGGTGCGCCTTGTAAAGCATCTTTCCAGCCAGGCCCGGCACCTTGTATTTGCTGTAGCTCCCATTGTACTTCAGCGTCCTTACGAAGTAATTCTCTATTAGCCTTAATATCATTTTCACTCCAACCAAGATACTTCATCTGACCATATGTTGCTGAAATGAATTCATTTGCGACGAGATTATTATATGTAGCTGTTTTGAGTTCGAGCTTTTGATTTTCTCTTAACTCATAAAAGTTAGTCGGTACATTAAATTGTAAATGGATCTGAGACTCCTTTAAGTTATACTTCTTCTTTAACCCTTTTAATTCTAAATGAGTCAAGAAGCCTCTCTTTAACCCGCTAGCGAATTGCTGCTGTAGTCTTATAATGAACTTAGCAAACTTAAGTTCTTCTCTTAAGATTTCCTGACCATCGCTGAACGTAGATTCAGGATTTAACCTATTTGTAGGTACTTTTAATGCCTTATAAAGCTTATTAACGAAATACATCAGGTCGGTTAATTCGCCTAAATTTGCACCACCTGCCAATTGAGTAACTGATGTACCTTCTGAACCTGCTCTCTTAGCAAACCAGAAAGAGTCTAACATCGATTGCGGGTTGAACTTCTGCACTGCCCCTTGTTGATTAACATCGAAAGTCTTCTTAGACCAATACTGCTGCATTAGTTTTCTAAGATACGCCTCAGCTTTAGGCGGTGACATGTTACCAACATCAACGTTAAACACTAGGCGCTCCGGTGCTCTAACTAAGCGATAGATAACAATGCTATCTTCGACGAGCGATAATTGACGATATGCTCTACGTGCGTTCTCGATAAAGGGTAATCTAAAGGTTTTATCTTGATTCCATATACCAGAGTTTATATATGATACTTGATTATCATCTAGCGGTACTAATTCTACCTTTTCAATCTTCGTAGGCTTATTAGGATCGAAAACAGGCTTGCGTAATATAAAGCCTTTAATAAGCATGTTCTGGATGTTGTCATACACTGCATCGACGAGGTCAGATGGTAAATGTACAACACCTAGAATACCTTCATCAGCATACTTTTTATGTATAATGTGTTCGAAAAATACTTCACCCTCAATAAGCATTTGCCTAAAGTACTCAAATCCCTTTTTTTCAAGATTATAGTAATCAATATACTTTTCGAATTCAGTTGTTATCTTACCTTTATCACTATCATCTAATATTGTGTTTCTAAACTCGAGATTGACGATGTTTCCATTTTCATCCTTATTTACAACCTCATCGCAGATCTCATCTAAAGCATCAGCAATTTCGGCAAATGAAGCCATTACTCTATAGTCACGGAGTCTACCACCTTTGTTCTCTTCAATGTTAGCATAAACAAGTTCTGCATATTGAGTTTCAGTACCGAATTGACCTGGCGCTACATTATTATAATCATTATTATAAAGAACGGATTGACCGGCCAATGCTTCAGTCCTCTTTATACCAGTATCTTGGAATACTTCGTACTTAGGATTTAAATTACCGATTATATCATTCGCATTAGGGGTCTGATAAGGTAGTTTATTAGCGATATTTCTAAAAATATCTGATTGAAAGAATGATCTTTTATTTTCGTCGGCCATGGCTTATTAATATTTAATAATTAGTTA